GCATTGGGCGAATACCTAATCTATGTTTGTTGTTTGCTGCTGTACCTCCAGGGGAAAATATATCATATGCCGAATTTCCATTACCTCCTAATCCTGTTCTTAAAGAAGTATTATTTAATAAAGTACCTCCTTGTAAAACATAATTAGATGCTAAATTATTATCATATGTTCCAGAAGCATTAGCGGTATTAACACCTGAGGTCATTCTTACCCAGGCATTTCTAGTATTAAGTTGTTGAAGAAAAGCAGGAGTGCGAGCAGCCATCCCGTCTTGTCTACGTTTTAATTCATTTTGAATGAATTTTGGAAAGGTTTCTCTAAATATTGACATAACATTTTATTATTGGTTAGCTTCATCAAATAACGTCATAACCAGATTTAAATCAGTTGGTATTCTTAATTGAGTACCAGGTTCAGGGAACATAGTTCCTAAAGGTATATTACTATTTGCCATAGGAATAATCCACCATAATTGTGCGTCCTGATAATAAGTATTAGCTAATAAATCAAATCTGTCACCTTGAACTGTAACTACATAAACATCTGTTTCAGTTGGTGGAATAGGTGGATATCTTTTAGCTTTATAATATTGGCTACCCACTGATGTTGCTAATATATCTGATTTGTTGTATCTCATGGTGTGTTATGGTAGTGGTCCTACAAAAGGTCTTATTACTGCGGGTTCTTCTATTGGTGAAAATAAATTATCTCTAGAAGCTGGTTCTACAAAAAATTCAGGAGGTGTAATGTTATCATCAAATAATCCATCTCTAGGTGCTGGGTAAGGTACATTTGGAGGTGTAATGTTATCATCAAATAATCCATCTCTAGGTGCTTGTGGTATGCTTGTATTAGCATTAAGTATTTCTTTACCACCATTACCATTGTAAATACTGTTTAACCATTTATTATCATCAGTTTGTCTATCAACAACAAACGCTGGTAGGAATGTATTGCTTTCTGGTTTTTTAGATGGGAACTTGCGTGGTAAGAAATCATGAATTGGGGCAAATGTCATTGACACATTCATTACATGAGGTAATTCATATAAATTTCCTTTTTGTTCTGGATCAGTTATAGCTATTTCCCATGGTGATTTGTTATCTATTGTATATGTTAGTGATTTTATAATACCTGGTTGTCTGTACATATAATTACCAATAGTAAGTTTCATAAATGGTCCTCTCATTACATTACCACTATAATCAGGCATTGTATTTGAATACAAATAATTTAACTTTTGCCACATTGGCTTAAGCTCATCCTCAGACATAGCGGCTACTTGGAATGTAAATGATAATGTTCGTTCAAATCCTTTATAAATGTAAAAAGGTTCACCTCTACCTACATAATTAACTGTACTCCATGTTGGGTTTGGACTATCTGTGATATCTTTTAAATAAGCTCTGAATATCATCCATGTACTTAAATTGGGGTTATCACCCTCTACAGCTTCTATTCTAAATTTAATTAAGTCTCTTACAGTAAGTTTAGCACCATTAATATAAACTGTAGTACCTGGAGGGGAACTATTAATATATAATGGGGTAAGATTAATTTGATCAGATTGGTTTTGTCCACTTAATCCTAATCTTTGTTCAATATTGTATCCTTGAGGACCTCCTAAAGTTAAATTTTTATTTTTACCACTGTATGCTTTACCTGTATAAGTGAAGCTTATAGGATTAAGAACTCGACCTACTGCATTTTTAACTACAGTTGAAGTTCCAACACTTCTATTAGTATTTTGGTTGGCAATAGCTGTTTTTAATACTCTATATGTTCTTCCGCTAGCAGGATAAAGTTCAGTAAAAATATTTTGATCAATTTGGCTTGGTTTTGAATTAAAAGATCCTGTTAAAATATTGTTATAAGTATCTATTTCAGATAGACTTGGATTTCCATCTTCAGTAGCAAAATATTGCTCAGAAACTCCTTGTGCTCTAAAATAATCTATAGTAGGTTGTTTACCAGGGTATAAAAGAGAAATATTACTTAATGGTGTTATTCTAGCTGCTTCTGGTAGTCCTGTAATTGGGTCAAATCCTAGTGTAGTTAAATTACCATATTGATTATATTGAGGATTGCTTAATGTATTAACAACTCTATTAATAGTTGTAGTACCAATACCATCAACTGAGCCAGGACCACTAACATAACTAGCTATATTAGAATTAGGGTATGTTACTAATTTATCTTTTAATTGGACTAATCTATTATTAACTCCAAAAGTACCAGCAGCATCATTAGATACTACTACTTTAGAATATGTTTGACCTACATTTAATATAGGAGTAAAACCATGTCTTATAATATGACCACCAAATGCGGCAACAGGTATTTGAGCTAAAGTGTTAATACCTAAATTGTAAATACGAGTAGAACCAACAGCGTTTGCTATTCTACTTAAAAGATTACTACTTACTTCTTGTTTAGGATTAGATAATTGTAATCCTATTTGTTTAGCAATAAATAAAGGCCCACGTGGTGGATCTTTAAGAAATTTACCAATACGAATAGTATCTTGAACAGATGCTTTAGTAGCACCTGCAAATCCACCCCTAATTAACCCATTATCTGAAAGCCATATACTGTCTGATTGTGATTGTTGTTGGAAAACAGGAGGTATTGGAGTAACTATATAAGGTTCTCCACTATTTCCTCCATTAGGTTGGTCATTTCCATAAGATATAGATCTTTGGGTGAAATTGCCCAGTCCACTATAGTAGAAAAAACTTGGATCGTTATTTACTAATTCAAGTAATGCCATTATCTAGGCAAATTGTCAGTATATTTTCTTCCAGCTACGTTTCTAAATGTGCTAGTGTTTAAAACATCACCTTCATCTAATGATGATGGAAGCGGTTTTGGTGGAACAAATCCTGCACCTACCATGTTAATGTTTGGGTTTCCGTCTAATGAATACGTGTCATGACGTGAACCTGGAGGGTTAGGGTTAACTAAAGATTCACGGTTTGATGGTACTCTACCACCACCCCATCCTAGTTTGCTTACACCGCCTGCTAATAAATTAAGTAATCCCATGTTGTTAATTGTTTTTTATTGTTTAATATAAATATTGAATTATGCAAAGTTATAGTTACCCATCATCTGAGCTGTGCCAGCTACTTGTCCATTTATAAGTACTTTACCTTCTTTATTATTTAATTTACCTATACCTAAGCTAACATTTTCCATTTTTGATATAAGAGCATCAAATTTAGATAACATTTCTGAATTGTCTTGTGCTACTACTGTTTGTCTATTTGTATTACTAATTATATCTTGTAAATCACTTAGTGGTGCAATTACTTCAGGGTTATTTTCAGCTCCTGAATATTCCCCTGCTAATATATTAGTAGGACCATATAATAAACCGCCATTAGCCATTGGCGTAGCTGCTTCATCTTGAGCATCTAATAAAGCAGACATTAATAAACCAATACCGGCTGCTATAGCAATGGCTCCAGCACCAAATGTAAGAGCAGAGGCTACAGTAATAGATGAAGCGGCTAATAGACCTGAATTAACAGCTGCTGCTGCTAATCCTACAACCATTTTAGTAAATGATAAACCTGTCATTAATGCTAAAGCACCATACATAACCCAAGAATGCTCAGCCGCAGATGCTAATAAATCAACTAATTTACCTAAAGGCCCACCTACTAATTTTCCAACTAAATCTTGCATTTTTTCAACAGCAAGATTAAATTTATCTTGAGCACTTATTGCTTCTACTCTATCTGCAATTTCTTTACCACCTAGAGCAATAATTTCTTCTCTAGATTTACCTAAATATTGTTGTTTTAATAACTGATCTGATAGTTCATCTGAGGATAATCCTAATGCTGCTGCTACTTTGTCTTGAGCAATAACATTCATGTTAGAGAACTTATTAAAATCAATATTTTGATTTGCAAGTTCTTTCATTACTGTTGTCTGATCACCCATTAATGCAGCAGTACGAGCACGTTCTAAATTTAATTGTTGACCAGTTAATAATTCAGCTTGTAGTTCATTTTCAATTGATGTTTCAAAATTAAGTAATGAGCTAGCTTGTTTTTTAGTTTGATCTAAAGTTGTTCCTAATAATTTTGCTTGTGCAACCGCTTCAGCTAATGCTTTAGGATTAGCTTTAAACATAGCTAATGTTTGTCCTGAAGCTTTACCAATTTCTTCTAATACTTCTCTTTGACTTAATTGAATACCATATTGGGAAGATAATGCTTGTGTAGTTTCATAAGCAATATTTTTAGAGTCTTCTAAAGTAGCACCTGTAGCAATAGATAGTTTAGCCAAACCTCCCGCAGCCTCTTCGCTTAAACCAAGTTGTTTAGTTAATTTAACAAACTGCTCATTTAAATCAGGTGTGAATTTAGAGTTAAATCCTAATTGTTTACCTAAAGCAGTATTTGCTTCAACTAGTCTACCAGTAGTAATAGCTATATCATCTGAAGCAACAGCCATATCATTAAAATCTTGTCTTAAATTACGTGCTTCACTTTGACTTAGTACTAAATTTTTCTGTAGTTGGGTTGTTTGAGATGAGATTTTAAAAGCAAAGTCTAAAACAGGTTTAAAAGCAGCCCCTAATGATCCTGCAAAAGAAAGAATGTTTTTAAAACCTTCACTAAATTTTTTAATATCATTACTTTTTAATTTTTCAAATGTTGATTGTGCTTTATTTTCTTCGGTAATTAATTCTTGTAATTCTAAAAGTTTTTCATATAACGTTATTAATTCTTCATAATCATTAATAGCATTATCAATCTCTTTTAATTCTTCTCTTTTTTTATCTGTTAATCTTTCACCTAAACTTATTTGTTGGGTAATATTATCTGAATTTTTTAGTCTTTCTTTTTGTTCTTTTTTGAGTTCTTTAATAAGATCTTGAGCTTGTATTTTAGCTAATGGGTCTTTATATTTTTTCTTTTGTGCATTACTTATTCGTTTATCAACAGTTTCAAATTTTTCGTTTTGAGCTATTTGTTGTTTTATTAATTTAGCTTCATTTTTTGCTAATGCTTCTAATTCTTCGTGGAGTTGAACTTTTCTTTTAAGAATATTACTATCTTCATTTTCAAATAAATTTCTACTTTCTAAAAGTCTATTATATTGTGTTTGAAGAGAAATAGCTTGTTTCTCAATTTCTTCTTGTTTAACTCTTCCTTTAGCTACTTTATCAGAAAGTTTTAAAGTATCTCTTAAAGCATCATTATAACTTTTAATACTGTTAGCTAAACCTTTAGTTGCATCTTTATCTTTAATTGAAATTGATTTTATAGTTTTAGCAAGATCTCTAGCATAATCTATAGAGTCTCTTAATGCATCATTAAAATCATCTAATGATCGTTTAGAATCATCTATATTTTTTTTATTATTTAATTCGTCTGCCATAATAGAATGTTACGGATATAAATAGTAAAGAGTCCTACTTTCGTGGACTCTTCGCTGTGTATGTTGGATTAATATTTGGTTTGACTGGTTTGTTGGTTTTGAGTGATTTTTGCTGTTTTTCAGCATCTTTATTTTGTTTTTCGTAATGTGTTCTTATTTGATTATAAATAAAATCACGATAACGAATTGGCATATTATACACTGTATCCCAATCATATCCACCTTGTCCATAAAATACTATTTCATGTACTCTAGAAAATATATGTTCTCTATATTTAGGCGTCAGGCCAAAAAAAGTTAATCCCAATAGGAATACTTACACCCTCCTGTGTGTATCCATCTTTTTCAAGTGTTACTACAGTATCAATATCAGGAGAAATTTCATTATAATATTTCTTTAATGCTCTTGAATCAGGTGCTAATAAGTAATTATCAACAAAATCACGAATAGTAACAGCATCTGCTTTACCATTAATTGACGTAATCATATGCTTTAAACGAGTAGTATTTTCAAATGAGCCATTTGCGTCTATTTTTTGTAAACCCTTAATTTCAGCATCAATTGATTTTTCGTCTTTACCTGTTAATAATTTGAATGTTACAACATTTTTTGATTGAGGTAACTCAAATTTAAATTCATTTTTGCCTGGTTCTAATAAAGATTCATTAATTTCTTTCTCTTTTAATGTAGTTAAATCAAAAGTGTAATCTTCATCTTTACCTGTTGCTTCATTTTTAAATTTAAATTGGTAATCTTTACCATAACCTAAAATGCGTGCAGCAAACAAAATTGCGTTTTTGTCACCTAATACTAAATCATCAATATCAATCGGTGTAGCCACGAGGGATCTTAATAATTTATCGATAGCTGTGCCCTGCTTGATGAAGTTGATATTAGTTAATATGTCTTCATCTTTTGCAGACATATAACGCATTTCAATTTTACCTTCGGCTAATAATGATGTTTCCGGATACACAAGACCTTTAGAGGGTAGCGTAACGGTTTCTGTTGGGATTTTTAAATCTGCCATAAACTAATTTTTTATTTTATATATATAAATATGCAAAAAATAAATTTCTAAAAAAAAGAAACCCGATATTGCTATCGGGTTCTTTCCTCCAACGAGTGATTACACCATATCACTCACTTATTTTTTACATTTCTTTAGGTTCTTGACTTATGTTTTGAGCTGCATTATTAGCTGCTGTTCTTATTCCTGTTGTATTTTTATAAAGTTGTGGATTTACTAAAGTAAATAAATAATTAAATACATCTTCAAGTTCATTACGAGAATTAAGCAGAGATAATTTCTGTATTAGCATTGGCATTTTTTCTATAATACTAACAACAGCTTTAGCATCAGTAGATACTGGGGATGCTGTTTTTTCTATTTATTTAATTTCTTTAGATTCTTCATATGGATCTTTATTTAATCCAAATCCGTCTTCTTTTAGTTGCTTGTAAGCTTCAGCTAATTTTTTATATTTTGTTTTAGCTGCTCTTTCACCAGCAGCGTAACCAGCACCATATACGTCTTCTTCAGACTTATCTTTAGCGGCTACACCTTTAGAGCCTTTATCAGCACGTTGAAATTCATCGTATCCTTCGTTAGTAGCTCTTTCAGCTAATATCTCAGCGATGCACTCTTGTACTAATTCTTGTAATTCTGTTTTTTTCATAGGAAATTAGTAGTTTAAGATGCAATAATCCATACCTACTGTTAAGGTAAGGTTAACTGCTTCTGTGTAAGTTGACCAATCGTAATCGTCAAAGTTTGCTTGTTTAATAAAAGCACCTTTAATGATCCACTCAGACACAACATCACCTACTGGTCCTAAACCGTTGAAAGTAATGTCTTTTTTATAAAAATCTGAGTAACCAGCACGGCCAGTTACTGATTCGTATGCCAAACGAGCCCATTCCATTACGGCTTGAGCGCCTGACGGAGCGATAGGATCGAATAATGTAAAGGTCATATCTCCCCAGAGTCTTTTACCACTACGAATTTTTCTATAAGTGTTAATGTGATCTAATATGATCTCACCATCATCAAATGTTACGGCACTTACGCCTTTAATAATGTATGATGGGATACCGTCTACGTACATTATGAACCTGTTTGGAACTTTTGGTTCATACTGGGTAAACATGATTTCGTTTGCGTCTAATACAGGCATGTTATGTTATGTTTTACTTGTTTATTATAAATATTCCTTAAGCTGGGAATTCTACACCTGTTGGCAAGATGTTGAAATCTAGGATTACGAATTCGGCAGTCTTAGTAGGTTGAATATAAATTTGACCAATTAATTGATTTCTATCAACTACATCTGGTGTGTTATTAGATTCATCCATTACTACTTTGTAAGCGTATAAACCTTGTTTTTGTACTACGTTATCTAAGTACGGGTTAACTTGGTTTAAGAATCTATTTCTTGTTACAGCAGTATTTTGTTCAAATACCAATGTACGACCTACAGCACCGATATAATTTTTCAATGCAATTAATAGACGTCTTACGTTTACTCTATCTAAAGCTGATGCTTTTTGTTGTAATGTTTTCTGACCAAATACTACAACACCCTCACCTGGGAATGTAGCTAATGGGTTAACATTATCAGTATATAAAGTATTTCTATCGTTTAATGATAATTTTCTTTCAACTTTTACTACGTTTGGAATACCACCACGAGTAACACCTGCTGGAGCGAACCAAGGGGCACTTACTTGATCAGTAAAGGCAAATACACCGCCCATTACTACTGAGGCAGGAACCCATACTAATTTACCCATTGGTGCACTAAATACTTGGCACCAAGGCCAGTAAGTAGCACCATAAGATGAATTAGAAGCATTAGCTGCTGTAGAAGCACCTGTAATTGTACCACCATAAGGAACAGTATCAACTACTGCTAATGCATCTGCTCTACCTTCTGCTACTGCAATAGGATCAGCATTATTAGCACCAATATTAATTGCAGCATTACCACCAGCTAAGAATAAACCTGGGGTTAATAGTAAGTTAAATACATACTCATCTGTATTGTTTAATAAACTTAAAGCAGGAGCATAATCTGATGTAGTAAAACCTTGAGCATTTGCTACACCACTAATAATGGCTTCAAACATAAATCTTGATAGATTTGTATCAACTACACCACCATTAAAAGCACCATTTACTGAACCACTTCCAGGAGCTGGTAAGCTTGCACTGTAAGGAGAAGTAATATAAGTACCATTGTTATTTATAGTGTTATATTGTGCTTGAGGAACACTTGCTACTCTAATATATCTTGAAGCATTAGCAAAATCACCATCATAATCAATATATCCTTGACCGTCTGTTGTTGAATAAGTGTATACTGGTTTAGTATTACCAATTACACGAGCGATGTAGTTAGGTTGGTTAACATCCATTGTCAAGTTAGTCCAAGTTTCAAGAATATTCTTTTGAGCTTGGTTATCATTACCACTTCTTACTAATAAAGTAAATGTACCTTGAGTGTAGTTAACGTTAGTAACTTCCCAACGAACATTTGTTGCACTACCGCTTGGTAAAGCACCTGATACAACTGTACCACCTTCGTTGTTCATTTGAGCACCCCAAGCTAGTGTTTCTAACACAAAGCTAGTTGCTAATGAACCGCTTGATGGAGCACTTGCGGATGCAAAGCTATTTAATGCTGCACTTCCTGTACCAGCATGTGTAATTCTAGTTACTAATAGGGTATTACCACCATTTTCGAAATAGTTTCGAGCAGCGACTGAAGTGAAGTATTCAGCGTCACCACTTGTACCATTGTTAAAGGTAGTACCGAATTTAGCAACGTAATCACTATATGTAGTGACTACAGTTGGAACGTAAGGAACACCATTAACGGTAGGACCTACGATAGCGGCACCAACTACAATAGGACCTTGTGATACTGCACTTTGATCGTTTTCGTTGGTATATACACCAGGAGAGATAATTGCTTCTGCCATGTTATATCTTTATTTAAAATTTTATAGAGTTTTTTCTGAGTATAAATATCTCAAAACCTTTACAAAACTGAAAATAATTACTTAAGTTCGCCTGTTTCTAGATCAACTTGTTTATCTCCGTATTTTTCACCTAATTTAACACCCATTTCTTGTTGTTTTTCAGTTACTACTTTAACTTGGTTGATTAAATCAATTTTTTCGCCTTTTAAATCATTAAGTTTTTGTTCAATTTCACTAAGGTTTATTGATACAATACCTAAATCAAAAATTGCTTGTTGATAAGCAGCGTTAATTTCTTTAAATTCTTTTAGTTCTTCTTTTGTTAATTTTTCCATAACGTGTTTGTTTTAAATATAAATATAATTACTTTTTTTTAGGAAAACAAATGAATATTTTTTCTAACCCATACTACTGCAGGATTTATATACCTGTTTGGAGTAAAAGTTTCTGTTCCTTCCTCATTTAATTTTAAAGACATCATAGCATGATTTTCTGTAGTAGTCGCTATGTAAATTTGTCCGTTTATATCAAATAATTCATGAATTATAATTGATATACCATTACCAATATCAAATGTGTCTCCTACATTTAATGTTTTTTCTTCTACAATTGCTGTTGTTAAAATTTCCATAATTTTTTATTTTATTTTATTTATTATATCCCTGCATAACAATAGAAGGTATATAGGTTTCCATTGCTTGTACTGATGTTTCCTGTATTTGCTAAAGCTGCATCTGAATAGATTGATATTAAAGAACTATTTAAATAATACTCTATAGTAACACCTAATTCATCAATGTCAGTTGCTGTAAGTCGAACAGTACCTGGGGAATAATTTTCATAAAGTGTATACCCACCTCCACCTGTTGGAGCAGCCTGGATAGTACTGTTTATACGTACAACTACCTGATTTGTTGCTAAATAATTGACTACTTCAACATCAACATTACCAGCTGCTGCTGCAGATGTAGAAGGTGTTACTGTTCTAGTAGGTGTTAATGACGGTGTTACTGCAGGGGTAGATGAAGGTGTTACTGTTCTAGTAGGTGTTAATGACGGTGTTACTGGCGGAGTACCTGCAGGAGTTTGTGTTCTTGTTGGTGTTAATGACGGTGTTACTGGTGGAGTACTTGCAGGGGTTTGTGTTATTGTTGGAGATGGTGTTATTGTTCTTGTTGGTGTAATCGATGGTGTAGTCGTAATCGATGGCGTTGCCGTAATTGACGGTGTAATTGTTCTTGTTGGGGTAATAGACGGTGTTGCTGTTATTGACGGTGTTGCAGTTATACTTGGAGTACTTGTAATACTTGGCGTTATTGTTCTTGTTGGTGTAATCGATGGTGTTGCACTAATTGACGGTGTTGCTGTTATCGAAGGAGTACTTGTAATACTTGGTGTAATTGTTCTTGTTGGGGTAATCGATGGTGTTGCAGTAATCGATGGAGTTGTAGTAATTGATGGTGTAGCAGTAATACTTGGTGTAATTGTAGTTGTTGGTGTTATTGACGGTGTTACTGTTATAGAAGGTGTAATTGTGGTTGTTGGTGTTATTGTAGGTGTTACAGTAATACTTGGTGTTGCTGTTATTGTTGGTGTAATAGACGGTGTTGCAGTAATTGTTGGGGTTACAGTTACACTTGGTGTTACTGTAACACTTGGAGTTATAGTAATTGATGGGGTTGCCGTAATACTTGGTGTTGCAGTTAAACTCGGTGTTACTGTTGGAGTAGGTGAAGGTGAAGTAATACTAATATTAGTTGTATTAGTACATATACCACTACTTATCAAATTAATTGATGTTGCTGCATCATTTACCGTTGCTACATACCCAGCAAGTATTTGAGATCTAGTCACACCAGTAGCAATAGTATTGCCTAGGTTATCCGTTATTGTAAACGGTCCTGCATTACCTCCTATACTAGTTGCTTCTATTAATACTTGCATTGTTTATTATTTTGTTAAATATATAGTTAATTTTTTACATTTAGATATAACTTAAGCATTGAGTTTTATATGTTAAAAATTCTTCCTCTGTAGCATCTACAAATTTACCTTCATTATATTTAGTGACTGTTATATCATTGAATAATGGTGAGTTATCGTAATCATGTCTTAACATAAAAGATCCTTCTCTAATAGTTACTAGAGTTAATGATTCATTATCGGTATCTACTTTTACTACCGCATTTTCGTTTTTTAAATATTTTATCATAATTTATTATTTTAATCAAAAGTTAGCAATAGAAACATGAAAAATCACATGTTATATACCCACACTCACATCCATATCCACAATCACAACATACTCCTGGAGGTGGCCCACAACCTGGTCCACATTCAGCTGAATTAATATCAATAAGTGTATCATATGTACCACAAGTTCCATTTGCATAAGTATAGTATAATGCGCAACCTTCACAATATTGACTTATATATGTTCCATAAGGAAGACATGGTGAAGTTGTTGGTGTTGGTGTTACTGTTCTTGTTGGTGTTAATGATGGTGTTACTGCAGGGGTAGATGAAGGTGTTACTGTTCTTGTTGGTGTTAATGATGGTGTTACTGCAGGGGTAGATGAAGGTGTTACTGTTCTT